GGGTGGAGCGGATACTTTTAGTCATACATATGACTGGTATAAAAAACTTACAGAGATGAATAGCGAGCGCCAAGAGTGCTTGAAACGCTATGATGAGATGGATATGACTATTGAAATTAGTCGTGCCCTCGATATTATTGCTGAAGACATTTCATCTGATAATGCAGATGATGACGATGTGTTTTCGTTTGAATATCCGGATGACGCTAAATTAAAGAATTCAGATCTAAAAGCTATGCGCAAAACTTTAGCTATGTGGGAGAAAACGACAAAACTGGATTACAAATTCTTTGATTATGCTCGCGAAATGGTCAAATATGGTGCAATTTTCTTTTTAAAACAAAAAGATGGGTCACTAAAGAAACTTGATCCTTATCGTGTCATGGGATATGAGCTGAATGAAAATGATCCAGATATCATAAACTTTTATTATTACAAACTAAAAGATACTAATAAGCAAGATGAATTTGAGAAGTATAAACCCGAAGATTTGGTGATTTTAAAAGTCACCGATTCACCATTTGGAAAATCCCTGTTAGATCCAATCTACAAGCCCTGGAGAGCATTAAATATGCTCGAAGACTCAGTGGTCATCTATCGCGTTGTACGCGCTCCAGAACGTCGTGTGTTCTATATAGACATGGGTGCTTTGTCTGGTCAGAAGGCAGAAAAACATCTCGAACGCCAAAAAACACGTATGCGTCAAAAGCAGATTACAAAAAATGGAAAGATCGAAAGTGATTTCAATCCGGCATCCATGCAGGAAGATTTTTTCCTTGGCACGTCAAGCGAAGGTCGTGGATCTCGAATTGAAACATTGCCCGGTGGAGAAAATCTAGGAGAAATCAGAGATTTACAATGGTTTAAAGCGAAAATTCAAGAAGGTATGAAGATTCCTGTTAGCTGGTTCAATACTGAAACACCTCGCGATTATAATGATGGAAGATTGGGCACTCAGTATATCGCCGAACTTCGTTATGTTGGATACATTAAACGTATGCAGAAATTTATTGTGAAAGATTTATTCTTAAATTTCAAAGAGTTCGCTACAAAAATTACAGAAATCGTTATTCCCGAAGAGGAAGAAATTGAAATGCGTATCGCATTACCTCAATCCTTCGCCATTTACAAAGAGAACGAATTGTACAGTACGTTACTGAATACTCTGGCCACAGCTGATCAACTTGAAATGATCTCGAATAAGTGGGCATTAGAGAAATTCTTACATATGGATAAAGACGAACTCGACGAGAATGAGATTAAGCGCTTAATGGAAATGGGATATTCTGAGAAACAAATCAAAAAAATGGAAGACCATGTTCGATTGAATTTGGTTTATGGCGACGGTTCTCTCTCAACTGAGATTGAAGCTGAGCAACCAGATAAAATTGAAAAGACTGGTGAAACGGAAATATCAGACGAACAAACGAGTGAGAAGAAGCCCTTCCCACCGAAATAAATAGTAATAGGATTTTAAAAGGAGATTAAAATGCCAAAAGATAGTTTACTTGATGAATTGAATGACTTAGAAGGTAAGAAGAAAGACGAAAAACCTGCTAAGAAAGATGAAACGTCGAAGGAAGAACCAAAAAAAGAAGAACCCAAAGTTGAACCGAAGGCAGAAGAACCCAAAGTTGAACCGAAGGCAGAAGAAAACAAAGACAAAGATCCCGATATCAATGATCCGACGCTTGATGTTGTCCTTAAAATTATGGACGGCGATGTTGATGCTGCACGCAATGGTATTGCAAGTTTGACGACAAACGCTGTAAAGCGTTTCGTTAATGGTAAAGAACTCGATGATAAACCGGTTTCTTTTGGTGAAGAAACGCCGAAAGAAAGGGAATCTGACGACAAGGAATCCGGTTCTGAACCCAAAGACGATGAGTAAAGGTGTTTTCACCATAAATAGTTATATTAACAAAGATTTATGGTGATAAACAATGATTTTACAAGAAACAAATTTTTCACAGTTGCTTACTGAATCTGCGGAAGAAGGAAAAAATCTTTATTTGAAAGGTGTTTTCCTTCAAGGCGCACAGAAAAACCGTAATGGTCGTGTGTATCCTACTTCCGAGATAGAAAGCGCTGTTAATAAGGTCTTAGAAACCATCAAATCCGGAGGTGAAGTTCTTGGTGAACTTGACCATCCAGCAAATCTCGAAATTCGTTTGGCGAACGTTTCACATCAAATTGTTGAGATGCATATGGAAGGCGACAATGCTATTGGTAAAGCTTTAATTTTACCAACACCCATGGGCAACATTGCTCGGAACTTACTCGAATCCAAAATCAAAATCGGTGTTTCTTCTCGTGGCTCTGGTCATGTTAATGAAAGTACTGGCATGGTAGAAGATTTTGATATGGTTACCGTTGATATAGTTGCCACTCCGTCCGCACAACAAGCATATCCGACAAGTGTTTACGAACAAATGGAATACTTTAAACGCCGAAGCGAACTGCTGAATTTGGCTGAAGCCATTAATCACGACAATTCCGCGCAGAAGTATTTTGAACGCGAAATGGTGAAGTTCATCGAGGAATTGTTTAAAAATTAAGGATTTGTGGTTTTTTTAAATAAATAGTTCATATAATTAAATGTATTAGGAGAAAAACAGGATGAAAGAGCTTAAAGCAATACTTGAAAGCGAACTGTTGAATGACGAAACAAAAGCTGCATTGACTGAAGCTGTTGCCAATTTGAAAGAAGCGGCACGTAAAGAAGTTGAAGTTGAATATGCTAATAAATTAGTCGCTAAATCCCAGGAAATGGCTGAATTGTTACCCAAGTTGGTAGAAGAAGCTGTAGCCCAGGAAATCGAAGGTCTGAAAGATGACATAGAAAAATACAAGCGTCTGGAAGTTAGCTATGCAGAAAAATTGGCTGAATTCAAAGAAAATTACGCTATCAAAATGAGCAAAAAATTACGCTCTCTGGTTGAAGGCACGGTTAAAGATGAAGTTTCCGAACTGAAAGATGATTTGATGGAAGTCAAACAAATTCGAATCGGCAAACGAATCTTCGAAGCGCTGAAACAAGAGATGGCTGAATTCGGTATTACAGAAACTGAGAAAGAGTTGAAAGACGCTTTAGTTGCTGCCAATGCCAAGTTAGAAGAAAGTACTACTGAGATCCTCGAATTAAAACGAGAGAAGATCGTAGAAGGACTTTTGAACAAATTAACTGGTTCCAAACGTGAAGTAATGAAATCTATTTTAGAAGGTGTAGCAACCGAGAAATTGGAAACTCGCTTCGACGAATCGATTGAACAAGTACTTGAAGGTGCTAAAAAGGTGGAAGATCTAAAAACTGGTCCTAAAAAAACCGTTACTGAAGGTCTTTCGGATGAAGATTTACGGGAATTAAAAGTTCTTTCTGGACAAATTTAATTTTCGAATAAATAAACTATATATAAATTAAAAAGTTAGGAGTTTAAAAAAAATGGCTGATTATAATACAAAACGAGAAGCGTTGCTCGAAGGTCTCAGCGGAAAAAAACGCGAAGTTACTGCACAACTTTTGGACAACCAACATCGAATCAATAGTGAATTGATGGAAACTGTTGGTGCCGGTGTAACTGGTACTGCAAACTTCGCACGGTTCGACAAAGTTGTTGGTCCGTTGATCCGTCGTGTTGCACCTGCAACTATCGCTATGGAACTGGTTGGCGTTCAACCTCTGAACGGTCCTACTGGTTTGGTTCGCACCATGCGTGTTCGCTACAGTGGTACACAACTGGCCGGTGCCGGTCCCGCTGTAAACGAAGAAGCACGTGGTGTTTCTGTGTACGAAAAATATTCTTTGATCGCTCGCGGCGAAGCTTACACAGCTTCCGACGCACGTAATGCTGAGCAAATCATGTTGGCTTTGGAAGCTGACGGTGGTAACGAGATGAACATCGAAGTTATCAAACAAACCGTAACTGCCAAATCTCGCAAATTGCAAGCAAAATGGACGATCGAAGCTGATCAAGATTCCAAAGCCCTTGATGGTTTGAATCTGCAACAAGAATTGGTTGCTGCTTTGTCTGATGAAATTATCCGTGAATTGGATCGTGAAGTTTTGGCTGACTTGACCAACTTGGCTGGTACTGTTAAAGCTTTCGATTTCGCATCTGCCGATGGTCGTTATGCCGGTGAAAAATTTGCCGCTATCTCAATTGGTGTTAGTGATTTGAGTTCTCAAATTGCTGTTAAAACCAAGCGTGGTGGTGCAAGCTGGATGGTTGTAAGCCCGAACGTGTTGGTTGCTCTGCGTCATGCAAGCAACGGTGCA